AGTATCTTTCGCATAAAGGGTAGTTCTCGTGTTCGGTCTGTGAGAAACCTAACACGGTATTGGAATCCCTCTTTATACATATCTTCTTCTGATTGGATATCGACTCGAGGAATGGAAGTTGTTGGAATACCTAAGGCGACACACGCAAATCCAATATCTACATCATCGATGAATTTATTTGCATAGACGAGGTGTTGGTTCTGAAGAAGTAGTTGAACTACATCCCATGAGAAGGTTATCCCTGCACCTGAAACATACGACCAAGGTTGATTGTCGTTTCGAACTCCACCATACAGCTTTGTTCGTGGAGCGCTTTCAAGAAAGCGAATAAGTTTCGGAAAAATCCAGACCGACGACAAGTTGGTACGAATGACATAGTCATAGTGGGAACGACGTGTGAAATACTCTAATGCTTTGAGAGTCTTATCTAAAATACCAGGATATGTCTCTCGTCCTCGTAAGAACAATGTAGTTGAAGTAAGAAGTGGAGACAGTACAGCTGGAGTGAACTCTATGAAATAACACTCAATGTCTGGGTGTGATTTCATGTAGGTTTCCCAAATCGCTTTATGATTACGATAGACTGGTTGAGTCTGGCTCGAAATCACTAGCATTAACACTTTCATTATCTATTGCATGCGAGTAGAAGCGTCGCGAAGAATGAGTTTAGTATCGACGGTCGCGGGTGAGAAGAAGTCATCGACTACCTTTTTCACAACCTTTTCATCGAACGGTTTGCATGAAAAGACATCGAGATACATATCATCACTCTCCTCTACGAAATGAGCGCAAATGTTAGACGTCTCAATCAATTGAACTAAGGTATATCCTTTTTTGTTACCGGTTCCAAACATCACGATTTCAGGTTTTCCGTAAGCGACCATATCGATTTGGTTGACGAGTGTGGATGTGAACACTCCAATATGTTGCGCAGAGCGAATCGAGGCAGGAATGCAGTTGCGTCCGTTCAAAATTAGATGGTAACCCCAATGTGGCATATACTATTAGAACATTTAATTGCTGTAAGCCAGACCGCCCATACCGCTCATGATGCGGAAGATGTTGTAGTTGATTGCATACATGCGGAAGTTGTAAGGATAAGACTTGCTAGGGTATGAACCTGCACTACCAATCACACTATCATAGACCAAGGTGGCGGTATCAATGCGAGAGAAGTTGCAAGTGCCAGATGGTTGATGTTCCTCGGGGCTTATGGCAAAGGAATACATGTTGATTGGGTTAGCACCTGTAGGAATTGTATTACTTGTGTTCACGACTCGGTTGAATGCACCGCCTGTGTGGTGTTGGTAAGGTTGAACCTTCCAGAAGTAGTCACCATATCGCTCGTCAAATCGGTCCTGACCATTGAGTTGGAGACGAGCACGGTTGACGATATCGTTATAGCTGAACGGGCGAGTGAAGGCGGAAGTACCACCTGGAAGTGAGCAGTCTGTATAACGTGCATCTTGGAAGACCCAGATGAGTTCCTTGACTGGGTGATTCAAGGTCAAATCGATACGGCCTGAACTAGTGGCAATGGTTTGCTGACCAGAGTATTGAAGTTGCTCAATCAAATACTCGTGACTTGCCTGGGCAAATCGTCTGCGTTCCTCAACATCCAAATACACATAGTCAATGTAGAGTGCCATGTCCTTGAGTGCAGGGAGAGCTGCAGCGGCAGCGGCCAATGAAGCACCGGTTGCAGCTTCACCTTCTACGAGATTGATGGTATCCTCGAGGGTGATGTTGAATCTCACCTCGTGGTATTGAAGTGCAATCAATGGAAGAGCAAGACCTGGGTTACGGTTGAACCAGAATTGGAGTGGCACATACAATACATTTGGGCGGCCTTGGCACAAAATAGTTGAAGTATCTCCACTATTGTATTGACCTCCTACCATGCTATCCAACTTGATGGCAGTGTCAAAGTCTGCAGTCAAGGTTTCCCATAAATAGAGCCACTCACCATAGTGACGGTCGATGATTTGTCCACCAATTTCTACCTCAATTTGCTTGAGCAAGAGGTATCCGAGACGGCGTTGAGCACCTCCGGTCCACTTCACAGCAGCAGATGCATCGGTTGCAGGTAATGTGACCTCAACATAGGTCTTCCAGATAAGGTCTGCATTACGGTTGACAATCGCTACGACGCGCTGTCCGTAAGTAGGCATACCTGTAAAGTTGACGCGGAATGCCTCCACGGCAAAGTTGGTATGACGCTTGAACAACACCTTCCAAAAGGTGATGTGAGGATTTCCAGTGATATACGCATCTTGTGCACCATAGGCAACGAGTTGAAGAAGACCACCACCCATGTATGTTTATATTCTCGGAGGATAAATTCTACTTCAACGTCCGCGCAACAATGTGTTTCGTAAATACAATGTATGGTGGTAAGTTTCTTGCAAATGGCGCAGATACCTGTGTGTACGACCCTCCCGTAAGCTGCGACCCTCCGAATCCAGGAATGGATGTCCAAAACAAAGTCTCACGCATTGTATCGCTTACTTCAGGTGAACGCGAAACGCAAGCCCTGGTTCAGAAAGTATTGAAAGACATCGAACCTGTATTCCCACGGATTCGAGACTTTGTCAACATTGCGTCTGACTCGTGTACTCCTAAATTCAAGCCAGAAGACGAACAACAATCGTGTAAAGTTAAACGTCTTTCGACTGGACCACTGGTCAATCTCATCACACCTAAACAAGGGAAGGACTTTTATCGTTATATTGGCACTCCAGACTTCAAGACCAAGTTTCCAGGTGCGATGGCGAACCTTGCAGTTGCAATGAGTTATCTCAATGAATATGGACTCATGCACACGGATTTACATGCCGCAAACATTGCGTTTATGAACGGTCGTCTGGTCGCCCACGATTGGGGACGAGCATTCGACTCTCGTGACGAGAAAAAGGTCAAAGACTATTTCGATTGGGTGAAAAGCACGAAGGGGGTCCAGGAACGAGGTGAGTATAAATTCATTCTACCCATTCTCAACAATACAGGCTATTTCACAGGTCTCGTGAAACGAACCACGAAAGAAGGAAAACAGAAACTACACTTGGTTCTAACTCGGTCGTGGGATACCTTGGCATTGATAGGAACCTCGGAATACGATGGTCTCATTAACAATGAAATGGTCCAACGTTTCTTAGGTGCGTTTGTGGGTATTGTAGCACAGAATGACGCAGACTTCTCGAACAATCTTCGTAAAATCATACCCATTGCATTCACTCCTGCGGTTGCTCCTGCGGTTGCCCCTGTGGTCGCTCCTGTGGTTGCCCCTGTAATGGTTCCTGCACCGGTCAAGGTGAAAAAGACACGAAAGGTCAAGTCGAAGACACGTAAATCGGTTGCTCCTATGGTTCCTGGGGTTCCTGGGGTTCCTGCTCCTGCACCGGTTAAGGTGAAAAAGACACGAAAGGTCAAGTCGAAGACACGTAAGTCGGTTCCACCTGTGGTTCCTGTGGTTCCTCCTGCTCCTGTGGTTCCATCTGTGGTTCCAGCTAAATCAATCCCGAAGTCCATGTATGTCAGTGAGTCTCCTTCAAATCAAGAAGTTATTCAACTTCGTGAAGACCTTGCAATCTGCGATGACGAAGTGGATAAGTTGCGAAACAAATTCCAAAAAATTGCAGAGCTGACGAAACTCTCTCCCAGACCATAAATAATGCGTATTTCGTCCAAGTTCAATAGGTGTGTCAAGAGTGTGCGAAAAACGGTCAAGGCTCGGAACAAGGAATCTGCAGCGATTGGGATTTGCACCAAGTCAGTTCTTCATACACGAGGTCGTACACTGAAACGCTATCGCAAAGGACGCTTGACTACGCAGAAGCTTCGAGTGCGTGTTTAGCGGCTAACTGTTCAGCCTTTTTGCGTGTGCTTCCATGTCCATAGGCTAGATGCTTACCATTCGCATCACACACTGCAACACGTATTTCATTCTTCTTCGGGTCATTCGATAACATTTCATACGTCGGTGTTAACTTCAACTCACGCTGACACTGTTTCTGAAACAAGTCTTTGTAGTTCGTAGTCTCATGAATCACTTCTTCAATGTCTAGGTATGCCTCCATTACAGAGGTTACAAAGGTATACACAATATGAAACCGATTACCGCAGTCAGTCCACAACGCACCGATAAAGGCTTCAAAGATATCCCCTAGTTTCTTGGTATTGTTACGCCCTGCAATCGCAGGAGATTCCTCATTGTGACGGGAAATCACATAGAACTTATCGAGACCGATTTGTCGTGAGAGTTGTCCGATACATTCATTATTCACCAAGACTTTACGGGCATCGGTTAAGAATCCCTGCTTCTTCTCTGGATACTTCTTACGAAGGTAGGTAGCAACGCAGACACCCAACACTGAATCCCCTTCAAACTCTAAGCATTCATAGGATTCGTCTTGAAGTGGCATCACTCCATTTGGACAGGGTGCAAGTTGAGCAGGCGTTCCATCGGGTGTTGTGTAGTCCGTTCTACGGACATACGTTGTATGGACCATCGCGGTCTGAAACACTCGCACATTCTGTGCTCGATAGTGTGGCAAACCGTGTTTATGAAGGAGTTTGTGAATATCTCGTTCAGTGAATGGGCGATTGGAGGAGTTATAAGGACAATAGGATTCCATTACACTCTATGGTTTATTGTATAAAGGTCCGTTTTCTCATTTAAAAATATCTTGCGACAACATCATACATTAATGGAAAAAGCTTTAGTGACTCTGACTGCCCGTGTTGTTCGCGCCCATCGAGAGATGGCACCGTGTATCGCGAGAATCCATACAGGGTTCATGGTAGAAACGAATCTACAAACTGTGGAAAAAGACCTTCAACAACTGCAAGAGATGCTTCGACAAATTCGCGAAGCACAGAAAGCACCCCCTAGGACCTATCTCTCACTCAAGTAATGCTTTTAACTCGAATGAATATTCATCTGCAACTAAAGTGCGTTCATGACGACGCATAATCTCTTTCATTACATCTTCCCCATGTTCGGGAAGAATCTCTATCAAGTAGTTCTGTAGTTGCTTCTTTGAAAGCGACCATCCCTTTTTCCATTCCCCTGGCTTTTTCACTTGAAACACCATCTTTGACGCATTCAACTCAATCTTTGCGGGTAGAGTGCTTTCAGTGTACGCAGCGGCTAAATCTAACTCAAGGGTTTGTCGATGTTCGCGAAGGTCTTTTGCGCGAGTGTTTACGTCTGCGAGTTGCTTGTTGTTTTCCAAATAGCGAGTGAGTATTGGCTTTAAAGTGTCCATTAAGAGGTTCAGTCCCTTGTTTAAAAGTGTCCGTTTTGAACAAGGGATGTCGGTGTTTGACGAAGACGAAATCGAACGGCTACGACAAGTCTACAATAAAGAACATCCACGTGAAGCACCTATCCCAAAGGAGTCTGCAGAAGACACATGGGGGTCACTTCAAGACCGATTTCGTGAAAAGTGTAAGACGGGTCGAGCTGAATGTATTGTGTCCAGTCTCTTACGCAGACCCAAGGCACCCAAAGAATGGTCGTTGAACCGATATGAATGGCTGTCGTCCGATGACATTGATGCAGTCGAGCGTAACTATACTGAAGTCTTTGCGGATTACCATTACATTGGAACGGTGCCCATCGACTTTGACTTGAAGTCCGAAACGCAAAAGTGCTTGGTCTCTGCATTGTGTTCCATGAAACTCAAATCACTCTACGACAAAGGAAAGCAGCAGTTTGGTATTGTCATCAACACAGACCCACACGATGGTCCAGGTCAACATTGGGTTGCAGTGTTTTGCGATGTCCGCCCCGAGTTGGAGTTCCCTCGTGTCACCTATTTCGATTCCTACGCAGCACAACCCGAGAAGGAAATCAAAATCTTGATGAAACGATGGAAAGACCAATGGGATTCTACAGGCATTCACGCAAAGCCCATGAAGATGACCTACAACAAGACACGACACCAATACAAGGATTCTGAATGTGGTATGTATTGTTTGTATTTCCATTACGCTTGTTTGATGAACTTGCCGATGGACCAATCGATGCCCGATGATGTGGTCAATCTCTTTCGCAATCTATTGTTCACGATGCCCAAGAAAGAATCATCCGCAAAAGAATAATGGAATGGCTCTTAGTCGTACTTTTACTTGTCTTCATCGGATACCTCTTACAAGATGAATCCCTTGGAGTCCAACCGGTGTTGTCTGTTCGTAAGCGTTTGTGTGATTACTATGTGCCTGGCTCTGTCTTTGAAGACATTCCAACTGCATTGGCTCGAGGTGTGCGTCTCTTGGAAGTCCATGTGTATTCCGATGAACAAGACCATCCAGTAGTGGCTCTTCATCCTCAAAATGATGGATACGATTATGCGACCGATAACATTACCTTTGAACAGGTGTGTATCCTCATTGCAAACGATGCATTCCCATCGAATGACCCCTTCATCTTGTCCATTGTGCCGCATACCGACAAGACCATCGTATTGAACCGCATCGCTGAACATTTGATGACGACTGTGCGCCGTCGACTGGTCTCAACCACCAAGAATATTCCTACTCTTCCAGTCGATACTTTGAAGGACAAGGTCTTGATTGTCTCGGGAGGCACACACGGAACTGACTTGGATGATTTGGTGAATCTGTCCTGGACCGAGTCTGGATTGCGTCGTCTCACCTATCAACAAGCTCTTCATTCACGGGATGAAAAGGAGTTGATTCGATACACTCGCGACCACATTGTCATGGTTGCACCGGACGCCGAACTTCGAACGGTGAATGTTCGTCGAGATAGACCGTTAGCCATGGGATGTCAATGGAACTTATTTGATTCGAGCAAGGGTGGATTTCACGAAAAACCTGAAGCCCTGCGTTCAGAATCTTTCTTACCTACTAAACAAAATGAGTGAACCAATGACAATCGGACAACAAGGTGGCAAACGAAGTGCATGGATGACCCACGTTAAGAAGACAATGAAGGCCAACAAGGGCAAGCCTTTATCCGCAGTCTTGAAGATGGCTGCAAAGACCTACAAGAAGACTGCCAAAGTCTCTAAGAAGGGTTCCAAGAAGACTGTTCGTCGTATGTTCAAGTTGTTTGGTGGTGGAAGCGAAGGCCCAGGTGCAAGCACTGCAGCTCCCTTGACTGGAGCTCGTCGTCGTCGTGGCGGAAGTGATAAAAATGGATTTAAGTTGTACTAAAGACTAGACTTCCCCTCTCACAGAATGGACCAAGACCCTAAAACTCGTAAAGAAAGCAAGAAATCAGCCAAAGACAAGGCCAAAGGTAAAGACACATGTTACTCTGCAAAACATGTGCGTCAACTCGAAGCCTTGAAAGACAAGAAGAAGTAACTATAATAAGGATTTCAGGGTGACACGTCGGGTCATCGTGTGGTCTCGTTGCTTCGTATACTTCCCCCCTCCCAAACGCCTACAGGTTTTTCCTTTATACGTCTTACGTGAGCAACCGCTCTTGTAATACGCCAAATGGGCCATGTAGCCACGATAACTCTTCATTGGAACCTTTGCAACATCTGATAACTCCCGCAAGAGTCCGTACATCCAACGTGTATAGGCTTTTTGATTCTTCAAGACCGGTTCATGGGCTTTGATGTAGGATTGAAAGACAGACCGGAACGATTCAAAGGGATACGCATCGGCTAAATGATGCAGGAACTCACGCTGAGTCGACATATCCCGTGGTTCAGGGTCTGAAGGATAGTTATACGCAATTGCCATCAAGAAGTCTCGTCCAGGCACTGCAGTAGGTTTCATAGTTTCATACCGTTGTTTCACTTCTTCAAACTCGGGGTCCGCCTCGGGACAAATCACCGAGGGGTCCTCAGAACACTGCCGCCGAAGCTTTGCGTTGACTTTGTTGTGCAGGTCGTAGAGCCATCGCCCATAGGGTTTGGAGGGAGGGTGTTTTTTCACAAACTCGGTCGTCGACGCACGGCAGAATGCACAGGGTAATACATCCTTCATATCGTCTAATACATCGCGTGGTGAAGGTGAAAAAGAAATCAAGTGAAAGAGTTGCCATCCCGAAGGCCCCCAGAATCGGGTATCCATTGTTCACTTACGTCCAAAAGATTATCCGTGCTTCTAAACAAAATGTTAGACACAAAGGATATCATCATTCTCACAGCGGCAGTTTACCTCGGTTCAGTGGTGTCTCGTTTCTTTTCCGCACTCACAGACGGCATCATCGCCCCTCTCCTTGCCCCTCTCGGAAGCAAGGGCTTAACAGAATCCGTCGTGGTCGTCGGCGGTGTCACCCTCAAGACTGGTGAGCTCTTAGCCGCCACCATTCAGCTCATGATTTCCTTTGCCATTGTCGTCTATGCAATTGGCGTCCTCCGCACCTACTACCTCTCCAAGATTGGCGCAGTCCGAGGATAAATATGAAAAATAGTTGAATAGAATAATGAATACGATTACGAGCTTTTTTTCATCACCCTTTAAAGCCGCAGACCCTGTTGCCGCCGCCCAAGCTAAAGTGGACGCCGCGCAAGCCGAACTCGATAAAGCAAAAACCGAGGTCGCTCGTATCGAAGCTGACTTGACCAAGGCAAAAAGTGAGTTGGATACAGCCAAACAGACCGTGCCTCTTGCCAAGACAGTCGATGGTGTTCAAGGTGGTCGTCGCAAGCGCACCTATCGTAAGGAGAAGAGACCCGCTAAACGCCGCCGAAACGGAAGGCGGTCCATCCACTCCTAGGGTACTTTCCAAATCGTTCCTCCAATCGCTTCTTCAAATCCGTCGCACTTCCACGATGTCCTAGCTCGTTCT